AGTTGGGCATTGCCGTCCCGCCAGATGCCTTGCCTCCAGCGAACGCGCCAACGAATGAAGAAATTAGCCCCGCCCAACCGCCTCCGGCGCTTCCAGTCTGGGTCGTGCCCATTTGCCCAAACAGGTTCTCGATGACCTTTTTTGAGGCGAAGTCAAAGAGCGCTTCAGCGAAATTGTCGAAGGCATCCTTTACGGAATCCCACGCGTTCTTTCCGTTGTAGATATCCTTGAACAGACCGCCGACCGAATCACGGAACTCGTCCATCAACCCGATTTGTTCCCGCATCTGCTCGCCGTTGGCGTAGGCGTCTTTCAGTTTGCCAAGTGCGCCAGACTGCTTTGCGATTGCGTCTGCATCCATGCCGCGCGTTTCAATCGCGATCATCCGCTCGGCGTTGGTCATGCCTAGCAGGGAGTTTTCAAACTCCAAATCAGCCAGCAACATCCCCAGCGGATCCAGCTGCCGATTGATCGCCGCGACGTTCTCGTCGTATTCCTTGCGCAAGTCGGCCTGCGCCTTCGCGAGCGTCGCCGTGTCAACCTCGCCCTCTTTCGCGAGGTCGTTTAGGCGCTGCTGCTCGACGGAGAATCGGTAAGCCGCTTCGGCAAGCGGGCCAGACAGCGATGCCGCCATGGCGTCGAACTCAGACCGCGCACGAATGACTGCCTCGACCTGATCCTTTAGAGCCTTCGCCGCATCCTCTGCGTTTTCCTTGACGGACTTGCCCTTGCCGCCACTCTTGGGCTTTGAATCGCCACCGCCGTAAACGCGGCCCAAGCTCTCCGCAAGCCTGTCCGTTTCCGCCCGAGCCTTTGCGGCTTCCTCTGCGGTCTTTTTGAACAGGCCGGCGGGATCGTTGTCGATGCCGGCAAAGACCGCCTGCTTAGGCGTTCCCTTGACGTTACTAAAGTCTGGCTTGTCTTTAAAGGCGCGGTTATAGGCGGTGTCGGCATCACCCGAGGCCGCCATGATCTGGTCGATGCCACGAGACGTATCCGCGAACAGGAATGTCCCAAGCCCCTTTAGCGCCTGGATGCTTCCGTTCTTGATCGCGGCCAGCATCTCGACCGTGCCAGCGCCGATAGAGTTGGCTTTCTCTAGGTACGTGACAAGTGCGTCAGCGAAAGACCCCACGGAGCCGAGCGCCGTTCCCGCCTTTGCGCCTTCCTGTGCAGTCTCGCGGAACAGGCCGGCAAGCCTCTGAAGCGACGGCAGCAGTTCGCGCGCAAGCTGCGCAAACAGCCCTTCGCTGATCGTCTTGATATCGGCTAGCGTGTCGTTGAACTGATCGGCGGCCTGTAGCGTGTTGCCGTCAAGCTCGACGCCAAGTTCGCGCGCACGGTCGCGCAGGGTTTCCAGCCCGTCTGCGCCGTTGTTCAGAAACTCGATTAGGTCAGTACCGGACTTGCCGAACAAGTCCATCGCCAGCGCGGATTCCTGCGTGGCGTTGTCCAAGTCCTTGAACTTGGATGCGATCTCCGGCAGCACGTCCTCAACGTCACGAAGGCGGCCAGCGGCATCCGTGACGGATACGCCGAGACCTTCGAACAACATGCCTTGCTGCGACTTCGGATCCAGCGCCTCCGCCATGTTCTTGGCGAGCTTCTTTAGGCCGATGCTGAGCGAGTCGATATCCGTACCCGACTGCTTAGCCGCGTAGCCCCAGCCAGACAACGCTTCGGCAGACACGCCGAGGCGCTGGTTCATGTCGTTAAGCTGGTCGGCGTAGTCAATGGCCGACTTGACGCCAGCCGCAGCAGCAACGGCAGCGCCAGCCACCGCAGCGCCGATCACTACTCCGAACTTCTTGGCACGCGCCTCCATCTCGCGCATGCGCTTGTCAGTCAGGCGGGCAGCCTTGTCCATGCCCTGCTCGAAGCCGCCCATCTTGAGAATTAGATCGAGCGTCAACGAGCCAAGCGACCTACCTGCCATGTCATCCCTTCTTGTTTGGTGAAACGATGCCGGTTAGGAAACTGGCAATCTGATCGACGGTTGCAGGCTCTTGCGAATCTTTCGGCCAAGGCGCTAGGTCGCGTGCTTTCGCGTCCTTCATGAAAGGAGCGGCAGCACGGGCAATCGCCCACTCGACTCGCGTTGTTGCGTTCAGCGGCCCCATCTCGTCGGCGTATGTCTGCCAGTCGAGTAGTTCGGCGTAACTCAGGCGGCCACTCAGTTCCGCGACCGTCATCCCGCCCAAGGCGAGACAAAGGTCATGCAGGAACTTGTCCTGCGCCGTTAGGGCTTTTTTGCGCTGTTGACCTCGTTGAAAGCGCCCAACATCGCGGCGGCAATCGACGGGTGCAGGGAATACGCTTCCTTGAACGGGATGCGTTCCTTGCCGTCCGCGCCGAGCGTTATCGCCTCGCTGATCAGCTTGGCCGTCCGGCTCTGCTGATCCTTGTCGGCGATGAACAGCTTCTCGTGGTCGCCAACGGATAGCCGCTTGACGTGGATGTCATAGGGGCGTTCGACACCATCGTCCAGCGTGAACGTGATTTTCTTCAGGACAGGAATGTCCGACACCAGCGCGCCCATAGCGCGCAGTTCTTTGAGACCGCTCATGTGTGTTTCTCGCCGTTGAATAGGTGGGGGCCGGATGCGCGGCGAGACGCAGAGCCGGACACCCCGTAGAACAGTTCGCTCGCCGTTACGCCTTCGGAGTCACCACCGGCTCGCCGCTGATCTGGATGCCAACGGTCGATGTGACCACGGCGTTCAGCGCGAACGAGAACGGATAGCTGTTCATGAAGCCGTCGAAGCTGATCCAGCTCCGCGTGGTCGGCAGCGTGAAGTTGGCATTGGAGTCGACAGTCGGCGGCGCGGTGCCGTCGCTGAAACCGATGGCCCATTCCAGCGTGGTGCCGGCCACCTTCAGCTCATGCAGACGCACGTGCGAAGCGTCGGCAGGATCGAAGTTGACGCCGAACGTGGCTGCGCCAGGCGTTGCCAATCCGGCGATGTAAGTCCGGGCGGATGCGTCAAGGCAGGTGGTTTCAAGCTGGTCAAGCGTGGTGTCGATCCCGTCGATGCTGATGACGCACCCGACGACAAGAACGGAGTCGTTAGCTGGATCAATGGTGTAGAACTGCGTGTTTTGGGTCTTGATGGCCAAGGTGATTCCTCTTAGGCGGTTTTGTCAGGCACAAAAAAACCGCCTTGCGGCGGTGTGGTTCCGTGCTTCCGGGTGCCTCCGGTCGCTGGCGGAATGGTTAGCGCTTCGTCCAGAAGTCGATCTCTAGCGTCACGCGGAAAAGGTTGGTGTCGGTCTCTTTCGGCCAGAGCCGGAAGGAGGTCATGTGGGCGGATACTTCGTACACGTTTCGCAGGGCAGTAGCCGCAGCAATCGCGGAGGCGGAGGTCGAGGCGTACACGTCAACCTGCACCGAATGCTGGTCGATATCAGGCACGCGGCCCAAGTAGTTCTCAGGCAGCGCGAACGGGGTCTGCCAGACGGCGTATGGCTTTGAAACGTTCTGCGGAGCTTCCCCGTAGCCGTACAGGCGGACGGGGTTGCCTAGCTGCGCCTGTACTGGCGCGCTGCCGGAAACGAGCGTGTAGACGGGCGCGATCATTTCGGCATCAACTTGTCGATCTGAATGTTTAGCTCAGTCACGATTGCATCAGTCACTTGCGGGATGTTCTTAGCGAGGGCATTTCTCATGACGGGTTTCGCCGGAACGTCTGATTGTCCGAACTCTAAATGCCGCCAATGCCCGGTGTCATCCGTACCCTTGCGCGGCCTAGCCCCGCCAGCAATCCCCACCTTCACCATCGCGCCGCCATTGCGCTTGCCGCCTTTCGTGTCTGCGCGGCTTGTGATGTTCTTCGGGATGTTGGATGCCGTCTCCGGGTCGTCGTTCCACAACGCTTTAGCGCCGGCTCGAGCATCCTTCACCACGATCCGCGCACCCTTGCGCAGCGATGCCAACGCGCCTTTCTTCGCCAGCTTCGGCCCGAGCGCACGCATGGCCTTCAGCACGCCGTCTAGCCCCTGTACTTGGAATTTGTTATCCATGTCTGCCGGCAGCCTCCAGCCATATTTCATCGTATGGCGCACCGCGCCAATCAGGCAGCCAACTTCCGCCATTCGTAAAATGACAAATCTTCGGATCGCCCGGCTTCGGCGTGACGTTGACCAGCCAGTTCCACTCTGGCGGAAGCTCGCCGATCTCGTCGTCGTGCAGCCAGTAGAAGGCGTGCAAGTCGCGGCCCGGGCGCTCGTTCACGTCCTGAAGCGTCAAGCGACGATTGGCAGGGTGATCGCAGTTGAACACGACCACGCTAGACCAGTTCTTGCGCTCGTATGCCTGCTGCGCCTGCCCGTCCATCTTTGTGCCTTCACTCGGCAATGGACGATGCTTGACCACCATCACGGCCTTGGAATCATCCAGCGGCATCGCCAGCGGCGAGCCACGGAACACCACATCGCAGTCCACGAACAACGCCCAGCCGGTCTGCGCCAGCATCGGCGTCAGGAATCGGGAGATTGCGAACTCGGTCGAACATGGCGCGTTGCTATAAAGGTCGTACATCCGTCCACGCCGATCCAGTGGACGACGGAACAGGCCAGACGATGCCAGTCGCGCCGAATCAATCGGCGTCACTTCGGTCTTTGTGAACTTCGCAAGCGATCGGACGGCGACGCGGTAGGCTTCGGCCTCGCGCTCGTCGTAGCCCATGTAGATTTTCACGGCAGGCGAACCACCGCCAAGTGGGAATATCCGCCGTGCTTGCAACCGTCGCCGATTGGCAGGATCGTCACCAGCTCGGGCGGCAGCGCATCGACTACCGCGTTCGCGCCGTACAGGCTCAGGTCGGGCTTGTTGTCGCCGACATAGTAGTCATCGAACACGACAACCGTGCAGGACTTCAGCGCCTCATAGTCGCCCCGGATTGCATCGACCCGATGGTCGCCGTCGATGAAGGCGAAGTCGGCAGTGCGCGGTTTACCGTGGAGCGTTTCGCGGGTGTCGCCGACAACGAACGAATGGGTCAGGCGCTCGATGCGGTTCAGCCGGTTGGCCGCAACGTCCTTGCTCGGCATCCCCTTCCCGTTCAACGCCGCCTCCTGGAACGCCGCATCCATCATGTCGAACACGTCGAATCCGGTATAGGTCACGTCGTTGTATTTCGTAGCCTGCGTGCAAAGCTGGTTCGCGCGCATGCCACGATGGACGCCTACCTCAATGATGCTGCGTGGCTTGATCTCATCAATCAGTGCCAGCATTTGGTCATATCGCTTAGCCAATCCAGTGATCCTCTCGCCGTTGAACCTTCAGGTCGGACGCCTTTGAGCGCCCCGCTTGTTTCCGATTGCCTTTGCAGTGATCCAGTCGCGCGCCGAGCGGGCCG